GGCCCAGTGAAGGTTCGCGAGGACAACAACAACGCAACGTTGGACTCCGACACGCTGGCCAACGACCTCGAAAAAGACTTGAACCATTATTTGACCAGCACTGCTCGAGAATACTACCCCGACACCGACCGCATGCTGTTCATGCTTGGGTTCGGCGGCACCTCATTCAAGAAGGTTTACTTCTGCCCGTTGCGGAACCGACCTGTGAGTGAGTCGGTCGATGCGGACGACCTCATTGTGAACAACGCTGCGACCGATTTGTCCAACGCGAGCCGTGCGACGCACCGCATCTACATGCGGCCATCGACAGTGAAGCGGATGCAGATCCTGGGAGCTTACAAAGACATCTCCTTGAGCACCCCGAAGCAAGTCACCCTCGACTCTGCGCAGCTTGAGATGAAAGCGCAGCAGGGCATCGCCGCAAACCAGATGAACCCCGAAGATCGTGACCGCGAGATTTACGAATGCTATTGCGAGCTTGACATTGTTGGTTTCGAACACACCCTCAAGGGCAAAGAGACTGGGCTCGAGATCCCTTACCGTGTCACGATTGACGTGAGCAGCCGTCAGGTGTTGTCGATTGTTCGGAACTACGATGAGGACACGGCGGAACTTCCTGAGTCGCGCCAGAACTTCGTGAAATACACGTTCATTCCTGGGATGGGGTTCTACGACCTCGGCCTTTTGCATGTGCTCGGCAACACGACCAACGCCATCACTGCCGCGCAAAGAGAGCTGTTGGATGCGGGAATGTATGCCAACTTCCCTGGATTTTTGTATGCCGACACTGGCGCAAGGCAGAACACGAACATCTTCCGTGTGCCTCCTGGAGGCGGAGCATTGGTGAAAACGGGCGGCATGCCAATCAATCAAGCCATCATGCCTCTGCCATACAAAGAACCGTCTCAGACATTGATGGCTCTCATCGAGAACATGGCTCAAACAGGCATGCGCCTCGGCGGCACAGCCGAAGCAGCCGTGGGCGAAGGTCGGTCGGACGCTCCTGTCGGCACCACAATCGCCATGATCGATCAAGCCACCAAGGTTCTCAATGCTGTTCACAAGCGGATGCATGCCTCTCAGGCCGAGGAGTTCGCGATGCTTGTGCGTTGTTTCAAGGAGAACCCTGAGAGCTTCTGGCAACAGAACCGCAAGCCAGCTCGTGCCTGGGATCAAGAAACCTTCCTGCGTGGCGTGAATCAGGTCGACCTCGTTCCTCAAGCTGACCCAAACACCGCGAGCCAAACGCAACGGTTGATGAAGATCATGGCGTTGAAACAAATTCAGGCCTCGAACCCAACGCTCTACGATCCGATTGCGATCGACACGGCGGCATTGAAGGCGGTGGGTTGGTCGAACCCTGAACAATTCATGATCCCGCCAGAGGCACAAGGCTCCCCTCCTCCTGAGATGCAGAAGGAAATGGCCGAAATGCAGATAAAGAAGCAGGATGCCGACACGAAGCAGAGCGCGGCTCAGGCTCGAATTGCGTTGGATCAGGGGCGTCTGCAAATCGACATGGCCAAGGCACAGCAAGAAGGTTTGGCTGGCGGCGAACAGCAAGGTCCGACCGAAAAAGACGCCGCTGAAGTTCAGATCAAGAAGCAACTCGCAGATGCCAAGATGATGGAAACCAAGTTGAAAGCTGCTGCTATCCAGTCGAACATGCAAAAAGACATTCGCGACAGTGAAGTCAAAGAACAGGAAATGCTGGCGAAGGAGCGCATCCAGATGATCGATCTTGCGCAGAACCTCGCCGTGCATCCTGAAAGCGAGGACGAGGTCATTCGGCTCCTCGGTAGTGTCATCCCCGCCATCACAGGGAATAACCCACAATGAAAAACGATGTTATGCAGCTCGCGAAGTCGGTGAAAATCATTCGCGTCGGGAAAAGCGAAGGCGGCGAGTTGAAAGACCTAAAAAGAAAAGCAACAGAGTGGCATAAAGACGCACACCCTTTGTTAAAAAATAAAAATGGCTCTCCAAAAACTTTTTATCATGCAGGAACTTTTGGTTATGATGAAAAATGGATACCAATGGATTTTGGAGGAGTCCAAGACACTGAAAACGGAATGCATTTTGGCACCAAACAAGCTGCAGCGGACAGGCATAGAAATATTCAATATGAAGAATTAGATGAGAAAAGAGATTTAAAAAAAATTCGAACTATTCCTGTTTATTTAAATTTAAAAAATCCGATTATTCATGGTCAGGACGAAGGAGAGGACTGGGCCGATCCAATCCGAAGAGCTAAAGCTGCTGGTCATGACGGATTAATTTATACTAATAATTTTGAGGATCCTGGTTCTAAATCAGTCATAGCATTTTACCCAAATCAAATTAAGCATGCAGAAGATAATAACGGTGATTTTGATCCGTCGAACCCCGACATCAAGAAGTCCGAAGGCGGCGAGTTGAAAGACCCAACGAAACGCGCAGCATTCGCGAGCCTTTTCACGCCTCGGGAGGCAAACCTCCCAGCGACCGTGGTTTCTCCTGCGCAAGCTCCCGCAACGCCGGAAGAGAACACTTCCCTCGCCAATCGTTCGCCGTCCAAAGGTCCAGCCTCGGCAGAGAACCCTGATTTAATCGCCAAGGCAACTCAAACATTGATGGAGGCTCCGGTAACACGGAGGAAGTTTTTGGAGACCTCTCGCAATGCAGTTGCTGCAGCGAATCAGGCTGGCAACATAAACAAATTGCTAAAACCAACCGAGATTGCAAAAGCCGTGGCAAAAGAGCCAATGGGCGAAGGAGCAACCAAATTCCTTATCCGCCTTTTGTTAACTGAACCTGTCAACATCCACCACCCGATTGTAAAAGGATTGCTAGATTACGAGGAAGATCTTTATCCGGAATATTCTGATGTTGATCCTGGTAAAATTCCAGGAATGGAACATCTAAATCCTGATGAAGCAACAGAAGAATTGATTCAATCTAATCCCCGCCGAGCGATCGATTTGATTCATGGAGCAGGGGACACTGTTGCATATATGGATCCAGAATTGGAAAATGAAATTTATGAACGCACCCATGCGCATATTAAATCAAAATTCGAATATTTGATGGGCGAAAAAATCTCCGATGAGGAATACAAAAATCTCGTCAGCGATGCTGAAAATAACTATTCCGGAAACGGAGATTTTATTGACGATAAACCTGCCATCAAAAAGTCCGAAGGCGGCGAGCTTGAATTGCGCCGCGCAAAGATGGCGAAAGAGCGTGCGGGTGGACAACAGCTCTCTCCCTCTGTGTTCATGCCAAACGTTCCTCGTCAGGTTCGTGCGGAAGGTGGCCTCATTCACAAAGAGAGCGGCGGAGGCCTCGCAGCTCGTCGTGCGGAGGCTCAGGCCTACATAAAAGACCTGATCGAACAACGCAAATTATACGCAAAAGGTTCCTCTGACTACGATTTTTACACGAAGCAAATCGCCGAGCAGGGCAAGATCGTTGCTCAAAAAGCCGAACCAGAGCGTTCGGTCGGCATGGGCCACAATTCGCCGCCCGAAGAAACCGCACCCGAGAAGCTCGACCGGAGATACAATGAACTCGGGTTGTATTCGAAGGCGGCGGAGGCGGCTCGTGCCTCGAAGCAAGATGAGATGAAGCTGGGAGAGTGGGCTAAATTTTTGAAAAACCAGCCTGGAGTCAAAAAGGAAGAGCTTGAGTGGGGGCTGAAAAACCTCGACAACATAAAACCCTTTCCTGTTGATGGCGAACCCGAGGAAGACCCGAACGACAAAAAGTTTTCCAAGGAAGATATCGCAAGCGCATTCGAAGACGAATCTCTCGAAGGTTACAGGAAAAGCGTTCGCTCCAACAGCTTGAGAGAGAAATACGAGAAAAGAAAAGACCATTATTATACAAACTGGGAGGCAAATGGTTATACAGATCGGCCGCATGCTGCTGTCATTGCCGAAGAACTCTCAGAAGACCCAAAAGCGATCGAGAAGTATTTTTTAAAATTTGGCTATGATAAAGATGCAATTGAAAACATTGATTTTAATTTCGAACAAGCAAAATTTTACCACAAAGAGGAATTGACAGACGAAGGTTTATCTGGTGAACGCCTCGACAAAGCCATGCAGAGGTTTGCTGCAGACTATTGGCTAGGTGGTTATAGAACCGAGCTTCGCTCCCTCGCAAAATCAGAAAATCCAAAGTGGACAAAATATCAGCTTTCGGAAGAAAAAGAGGGTGTTGAGCCGCTCGAGAACTATCGGGAGATCATTCCTCAGTATCGCCCAGATGAAAAAGAGCGATTCACGTTTGAAACTCATTTCCCTGAAAAGAACCCGCTGTTTCATCTCCGGCTCGGAGACCGCAAAACTCCGGACGGCAAAAAGATACTTGAGGTCGTGGAAGCGCAGTCCGATGCTGCGCAACAGGGTCGGGGTAAATTTTTGAATGATGAAACTCATCAAAGATTGCAAGACGAATATGCTTCTTTGAATTGGGCTCATTCTGATGCATTTAATGAAGTTGAAGAAGCTCTCAAAAAACAAGAGGAATTGCACAACGAGCTTTATGCAAAAATTCGAGACACTCAAGGCCAAGAAGCTGCTTCGCAAGCGATGTATGCCGATTATCCTGGAACTGAATATCCAAAATTGGCCATGAAAATTGACATATTGTCGGAGAAAAGACAAAAAATTAAAGAAAATTTAGAAAAAACATCCGAAAAACTCAAAAATGTTATTCCTGAATACCCTCATGTCGCAAGCTCCAACGCGATAACAAATTTGATGATAAAGCAAATTCTCCATGAGGTTGCTGCGGGAGACTACGATGGGGTGACGGTCAACCATGGTCCAACCCAAGCCGCACGCTGGCCAAGCAAAGAAGGTGCTGCGGTCGGAAAGTGGTACGACACAACGTTCATCCCTCAGCTTTTCAATGCAATGAAGTCGCATGATCCGGAAACATTGCACTATGGCCCACAATTTGTTCCGAGGAATCTCGAAGACAAAGACGGAAATCCTGTGCTCGATCCAAAAACAAACGAGCCGATCGACCTTTGGAAAACAAAAGGTTTGAGCGACGCGACGCCAACGAACAAAGGTTTTTCAGTTGCGAAGGATCCTCAGAAAACGAGGGAACGAGCCGGACTTGATTATTATTTCAATGATGATATTCATGGATATGGCAATCACGCTCCTGCAAGGCTGCAGCTAAGACAAGATGTGCAAAATTGGCATCACCAACAACGGCCAGATGTTCATGAATCGCCGGAAGCTGTGCGAGTGACCGGAAACGCCATCGCGGATTATTTAGAAGGGAACAACATTCCTTTCCCGAAAAAAGACGATATGCAACAGCCCATGATCGAGGCTTCCCCGACCGCAAAAGCGAGCATCCTGAAAAATCAAACGCTGTACAAGCGCGGCGGAGCTGTTATTCCCCACGACGATCCACAGCGTGAAGAGAATCTGGCGGCATGGCACAAAGGCTCGCACCCAGATTTAAAAAACCCTGACGGATCTCCAAAAGTGTTTTATCATGGCACTCGCGCAATCTTTGCTAAAACAGACCCTAATGAGGGTGACGATGAAAGGCGGGATTTCCAAGAGTTTGACACCAAATCGAGTGAGATGGGCAGTCATTTTGGGTCAAAAGAACAAGCGGGTGATTTTACCGGATCCGAGCCCGAGCAACGTGGGCACATGTACCCCGTTCACCTAAACATCAAGAATCCAATTCGCTTGGAAGATTACGGCTCGTTTTCTCCTCGACGTGCTACGGCTCAATTGTCTAAAGAAATAGTGGGAAAAAGTTTTAAGCATTTAGAAAACTCTGAACCACAAGAGGCACTTCAAAACGCTTTAAAAGAACACGGCCACGACGGCATTGTTTACTTAAACCGTCGCGAAGGTTTGAATGACTACGGCAAACGACCAAATCCAAAAAATCTAAGCCACCTCGGCGACGATGCGTTCAAAAAGGTTTATCCCGAGGCGCAAGACAGTTACATTGCCTTTGATCCGGAGCAGATAAAGTCTGCGACGGGCAATCAAGGCACGTTTGATCCATCAAGCCCAAAGATCACTGAAGCTCGCGGCGGAGCGGTGCTTCCTCATGATGATCCACAGCGTGAAGAGAATCTGGCGGCATGGCACAAAGGCTCGCATCCTTCCACAATAAATGAAGATGGTACGCCAAGAGTTTTTTATCACGGTGGACCGCAACCAGAAATTAAAGAGTTTAAAAGCACATGGGGCGATGTTGCAGGGTTCTTTTCAAAAAACCCTGGGATTGCCCACAAATATGCAACTCATAAAGGTTCTATTTATCCTGTTTATATTAAAGCCAAAAAGATTTTTGATTCCAGAAATTCGAGAGACGTTGAAGAACTTAGAAAGCATGGTCCGACAAAAGGTTGGCCAAGCGATTGGGGCTATGAAGATCACACCGATCATGTTCCTTTAATGAAAAAAGCGGGGTTTGACGCATATATTGATTATGAAGAAGAGGACGGCGAGCCACAGGCTTTGGTTCCTTTTAATTCAAATCAAATTAAATCTGCCATTGGCAACAAAGGCACTTTTGATCTGTCGAAGCCTGACATAAACGAAGCTCGCGGTGGGCGCATTGGCTACGACTATGGCGGCAACGTTCGCACTGGCGACAATCCAGGTGGCGCGGCAGACGCAAATCGTCCTGCGGCAACCTCCCGCGATGCCAGCCGGAATTACAACGTTGGCTCTGGCACCCAAACCGCTGGCCCAAGCGGCGGCAACCGCCCCGACAATCGCCCTGACAACCGTCCCGACAACAGCAATGATCGTTTCAACATTGGCGGCGGCGGAGCACCAATGCCTCCTCAGCGCGGAGACGATAGTTTCTTCGGCAACATGGGCGGCAACATTGGGTCTGTTTTGGGCGGACTTGCGCTCGGGCCGATTGGGTCGATTGGCGGAAGGTACCTCGGCAATCAATTCAATCAGCCTGACAATTCGCGCTTCGAAGCGAAGAACGATGAATTTGGGAACCCTGTTGGCGGTGGATGGTTGGACTTCTTGGGCAACTCAGGCAACCCTCCTGCTCCAATGACCAGCGACAATCGTCGTGACCCGATTGTTCAGCCTCGCAAGCCTCGGAGACGGGTGTTGATGCCGGACGGAACTTATCAAGAAGTTGAGGAATACAAATCTGGCGGAGAGGTGAAAAGCCCCATTGCCAAAAATACAAAAACAGAACATAATAGTCCGATTGTCGAGGTCGCCCTCAGCAAAATCAGGTCTCTGCCGCGAGGCTCTGATTACCCCTCTCGCGGCATGCGGGGACGCCCGTAATTGCAACCTCCGGAGACGACCATGGAATATTCTGCCAAAACTGTACGTTCTGCGATGAAGGCAAAGGCAAAACGCCTCTCCTCCACCGACCCACAAAAAAAGGTTGACTCGTCAACTTGGTCGCCTTCCGAGCCGTTGAACACGGATGTTCAAACTGGCATGCGTCCATTGAGCAAGCGCTCATACAAAAAAGGCGGCAAAGTCGTCGGCAAAGCGGATGGCATAAAGGCGGCAGATCGCGCTGATCGGATGCCCCGCAAGTCGGGCGGTCGTGCAGAACGCTACCTCACTCCTGACAACCTGATCAACCGTGATCAGAAGATGGCGAATGAGGTTCGCGAAGGCGGCAAGGCGCACGTTGGCGGATTGAAGCATGGCGGCAAAGCCAAGAAGTTCGGCGGTGGTCCAATCGGCGAGAACCCAATTAATCAGCAGAACCAGATGATGGGTCGAGCTGCGGGTGCGATGAAGAAGGGCGGTCGTGCAAAACATGCAACCAAGGGCAGCGTTCCTTTGCCTCCGGTTATGCCTTTGAGCATGAAAGAAGAGCGCGAATCGAACGCACGTGAAGATGCTTTGATCGAAAGCATCGCTGCTCGCAAAGCAGCAGAAGATGCTGAAAAGCGTCGCGCAGCCAATGCGGCAGCTTTCGATGCAGATCAAGTCAAGGCTCGTCAGGATGTTTATGGCGTCACTGGTCAGAAGCGCGGCGGCAAGGTCAAGTTCGAAGGCTCCGCGAAGGATGAAGCCCAAGATAAAAAGCTCGCTGCCAAGCGCGGCATGACCATGAAGCAGTGGGAAGCGTCGAAGGCTGACACGAAGCACGACAAGCAGGAGTCCATGAAGGGCTTGAAAAAAGGCGGCAAAGCGGAACATGCTGCCGATTGCTCATGCAAACAGTGCGGCGGCGGTCGCACAATGAAATACAGCGGCGGCGGCGTGTTCTCTGGCAACTCAACAACCAAGGTTCCTGGAGTTGTTGGCGGTCGCAAAGCTCACGCAAAGGGCGGCAAAGTTGGCAAGGGCAAAGGCAAGGGCAAGACGCACATCAATATCATCATTGGTGCGCACGGGAGCCCTGCTGGCGGCGGCATGATGCCGAATGCACCAGTTCCTGCTCCAATGTCCCCGAGAACACCTCCAATGCCTCAAGGTGGGCCTCCAATGCCACCTCCAGGAATGATGCCTCCAGGAGCTGGCGGTCCTCCGCCAGGAATGATGCCCCCTCCAGGAATGATGCCACGGAGATACGGTGGTCGTGCGACCCACGTCATTGATCATGCTGCTGGCGGAGGTTTGGGTCGGTTGGAAAAGGTTAAGGCTTACGGTCTGGCTGGACCAAAATAAGTTCTCGGAAGCAATTCCGTGAAAAGGGCCGGACGCTTTCACCCCTCTGTGGTGTCCGGCCCAATAATTAACAGAGGGGAAAATCAGAGGGGTCTGAAATGATATTAAATACGACGCATCAGCTCAGTTATGAGTTGAAAAGAATGATCGGAGCGGAATACGAACGCATCCGAGACAATCTTGCCGCTGGTTCGGCATCTTCATTCGATGAATACCAGCGTCAAGTCGGAAAAGTTCAAGGGCTTTCGCTTGCACTTGAATTTGTGAACGAAGCCAAGGCGATTGCCGATGGTGAAACAGTCAGAGGGGAAAACTGACATGCCTGCAATGAAGATGTACCACGAAACAGATCCTCGAGAGCTGCTCGTTGAGCAGGTTGGAGACATTTCTGATTTTGAATTGTTTAACAACCAAGTTCTTGTTGCGCTTTATCTCCGACCAAAGATAACAAAAAGCGGAATTATTTTGACTGATCAAACAGTCGACGAAGATATTTATCAAAGCAAAGTTGGCCTCGTGCTGAAAAAAGGCCCGACTGCTTTCCAAGACGAAGAAGGTCAATGGTTCAAAGAAGTAACCATTAATGAAGGCGATTGGCTCGTTTCTCGAGCATCGGACGGCTGGACAATCACGATAAATAGCGTTCCTTGCAAAATTTTGAATGATGTCAATGTCAAAGGTCGCATTTTAGATGTCGATCAGGTTTGGTAAGGAGCCAAAATGTCAGAAAACGATAAAAATGATATTGAGTTGGTGCTTGAACCGCTCGAGAATGAAGTCCCAGCTGAAGAAATTCAGGTGGAAAAAGATGAAGAGCCTGCAAGAGAGGAAATTTCAGCCGAGGACG